GGGGGGAGAGAGGGAGAGGGGGGCTAGTAAATGAAACAATGGTTTAGAGTATCTCAATCCTTCTATTTGAATGACGTCAAACTCTTAGCTATATGTTAGTATACAGCACTTAGTTAGGTGCTGCTTGCAACACTAAGAAGAAGGATATGAGATGCTTCCAGCTGATAAGAAGTTAACTGATAAACAGATGGCTCTGGTGGATATAATGGTAGCAAAAGGTTTACCAGCAGCTAAAGCCGCTGTTGAAGCTGGATATGCTGAAGGTAAATCTGGATATGTATCTGCTTACAAAGCATTGAAGACACCTCATGTGCAACAGTATATGATGCAACGAATGAATGAGGAGTTTGGACTAAGTGCTACCGTAGCGGTTAACACAGTTCGTAGACTCTCTCAGAACGCTAAGTCTGAGTATGTTCAGCTTGAGGCTAGTAAGGATTTGTTAGATCGCGCTGGGTATAAACCCATCGATCGATCACAGGTACAAGTGGCGGGGGATATAAAAGTTTCCATTGACCTTAGCTAGGGGGGTGGGGGGAAAACTACAAGGTCACGCTATGTTACTGGTCCCCCACTCACATTATTGGTAAAAAAGGTTTGTGCATTGCCAAGAATATTTTTTGTATGCTAAGGGTTTTTTATGAGACAGGAACACAAAGACCCAGAGGGTGGTTTAACGGCTGCTGGTAGGCGTTATTTTAAGCGTACTGAAGGGGCTAATTTAAAAGCTCCAGTTAAGAGTGGTACTAATCCTAGGCGTGTTTCTTTTGCGGCTCGATTTGCTGGAATGAAGGGTCCGATGAAGGACGAGAAGGGAAAGCCGACTAGAAAGGCATTGGCATTGAAGGCTTGGGGTTTTGGCAGTGTTGAGGCTGCGCGTAATTTTGCAAGGAGGCATAAGAGGAGCTGATGTGTTTTAGTGGTCCTAGTGCAGAGAGTATGTATCAGGAGAAGAAGAAGAGTTTTGGTCCTCTTCCTTCTTTGCTTATGAGTCGGGCTAAGTCTGGTAGAAAGTCTATAGCAAAGCCAGTGTTTCGTGATGTAAGAATGGGAAGTGAAAGACGTTCATTGTTAAATCCATATAAAGGAGAGATGTAATGCCTATGGGTAAAGCGCCTAAGAAAAAGAAATCTATGTTGACTAAGAAGCAGAAAACATTGCCAGCAGCTTTGAAGAGAAAGATAATGAAGGCAAGGTCGAGTGGTTCTTCTGGCGGTTCTTATTAAGATGGCTAAGAAAAAAAAGAGTTTGTTAAAATTAACAGATCGTCAGGAAGCAACTATGAAGCGTCACAGTAAACATCATTCTTCTAAGCATATGAAGGAAATGAGAACCGCAATGCTTAAAGGGTCTACATTTGGTGCTGCTCATAAGATAGCACAAAAGAAAGTTGGCACTTGATGACTGATCGTTCCCTAGCACCGCTAAAGAAAAGAGCAACTCTTCTTCGAAAAGAGATGAAGAAACTTGAAGACTCTGCTGGTGTTGGGCTTGTAGAAAAAATGCAGGGTGAAGGTGAGCGTTTTTCTTCTAAGGATAAAGGGTTTGCTACTAAAGGCATTATGAAGATTTTAAATTTTCTTTTAGAGTCTAGGGAAAATCAAATGGTTTCTAGCCCTCGATACAATCAAATACAAGATCAGTTAATTGATATTCAGGAGAAGATCAGTGGCAGTAAACGCAGCAGGTAACTATACCAAACCTAAAATGAGAAAGACTTTGTTTCAAAGAATAAAAGCAAGGGCTACACATGGTACGGCTGCTGGTCAATGGTCTGCTCGAAAAGCACAGTTACTTGCAAAAGAATATAAAAAACGTGGTGGTAGTTACAAGTAAAGGAGAAAACTAATGGCTAAAAACCCTACATTACTTCAACAAAATCTAAAGAAACCATCTTTGGAAGAGTTAATGAAACTTTTCAACAGTGTACCAGATAAAGAACTTAAACCATTTTTTTCTAAATCTATGATAAGAAGAATGGAAAAAAGTGGGTTTAAGGTTATTAAAAAGTGAAGGCTTCACAAAAGTCGTTACTTAACTGGGGCAAACAAAAGTGGCGCACTAAGTCTGGGAAAAAGTCTAGTGAGACAGGTGAACGGTACTTACCTAGCAAGGCTATTTCTGCTCTTAGTTCTGCTGAATATGCAGCTACAACCAGAGCTAAACGAAAGGGTAAGGCTTCGGGTAAGCAGTTTGTGGCTCAACCGAAAAAGATTGCTAGGAAAGTAAAACAATATAGGACATAAATTATGGGATGGAAATTTAAGAATAATGGTGAGTTATATGAAGGTGAAACTCATGAGCTTGCTGGAACTACCTACTCTGGAAAAACAAGAACCTCTGATTCAAAGACATTAGAGTGGACTAATGAAGTGCCTAAAAAGCCAGCTAAAAAGAAAAGAGCTAGGGATGAAAAGGGCAGACTTAAAGGAGATGATCCTTCTACACCAGATATAAATGAGGCTTGGGAAGAGTGAGCTTTATAAATACAATTAAACAAGAAGACTTACAGCTTCTTCGTGGCATTGTACGCAAAGTGCATCTTTCTTATGTTGTGGAAAAGTTTGGTGAAAGCAGTCACTTGGTTAGTGATTCTGCTTGCGATAAACTTATTGAAAGTATTGCGCCTGAAGTAGTGGAAGATATGATCCGCTTTGGAGTTGATAAAGGTCTTAGATGATTGACTTTAAGTACAAACCTGATGGCAGTGTACTAAAATCTTTTATGAAGGATCATACTTTTTTTCGTGGCATTAGAGGTCCAGTTGGTTCTGGCAAATCTGTTGGCTGCTGTGTTGAGGTCTTTCGCAGAGCTTTAGAGCAGAAGAAAGGTCCAGATGGTATTCGTAAAAGCAGATGGGCTATCATTCGAAACACTAATCCACAACTTCGAACAACAACTATAAAGACTTGGCTTGATTGGTTTCCTGAAGCTGATTGGGGTAAGTTTATGTGGTCAGTTCCGTATACTCATTACATAAAAAAGGGAGACATTGATCTTGAGGTTATCTTCTTAGCTTTAGATAGACCTGAAGATGTTAAGAAACTTCTATCATTAGAACTAACAGGGATATGGATTAATGAAGCAAGAGAGATTCCAAAATCTATTATTGATGCTTGTACTATGCGTGTCGGTCGTTTTCCTTCAATGCGTGATGGAGGTCCTTCTTGGACTGGTGTAATAGCAGATACTAACGCACCAGAAGAAGATCACTGGTGGCCTATTATGTCAGGCGAAGTTCCTATTCCTGATCATATTCCTAGAGAGCAAGCTAAGATGTTAGTTAGACCTGATAACTGGTCTTTCTTTACGCAACCTTCTGCAATGGTTGAAAAGAAAGATGAGGAAGGGGAAATTCTTGATTACTTACCTAATAAGGAGGCTGAGAATTGTAAGAACATGCTTGCAAATTATTATTCCAATCTTATTAGAGGTAAGACAAAATCATGGATAGATGTATATGTAATGAACCGTTTAGGGCATATACAAGACGGAAAGCCAGTATACCCTATGTTTGCACCAGAAGTTCACATTGCAAAAGAAGAAATACCAGTAGCAGCCAATGTTCCTGTATATGTTGGCGTAGACTTTGGATTAACACCAGCCGCAGTTCTTGGGCAGAAAGTACGAGGTCGATGGTATTTGCAATCAGAAATTGTAGCAATAGACATGGGCATCGTTCGTTTTGCAGAAGTTCTTAGGCAAGAACTATCAACTAGGTTTGCTGCTGCTTCTGAGGTAATTATTTATGGTGATCCTTCTGGTGACTTTAGAGCGCAAACAGATGAATCAACTCCCTTTCATATTTTGCGCGGTGCTGGCTTGAGGGCGTTCCCAGCGCCTTCCAACTCTGTTGATCTTCGACTTGAATCGGTATCCTCCCAATTAACGAAGATGGTCGATGGTAAGTCAGCACTTTTAATAGATAGGCGTTGCCCTCAACTTATTAAGGGTTTTGAGGGTGGTTATGCCTATAAGCGTATGGAAGTTTCTGGTGAAAGATACGCAGACAAACCAGATAAGAATATGTTTTCTCATGTTCATGATGCAGCTCAATACTTGTTTCTTGGTGCTGGTGAAGGTAGAGCTTTATTAAATACACAAAAACCAGCAAGAGCTGTTGTTGCTAGTCGTAACTTTGATGTATTTAAGAAAAGTCCGAAGCAGCGCAAACAAAGTGTTTGGGCTAGAATGTAGTTTGTGCATTGAGATTTTTTTCTTTTTGTGCTTACGAAAGATAACACAAGGAGATAGTTATGTGTTTTGGTCCAACTAGAGCAGAGAAACAAACGGCTGTAACTCAACGCATGGAGGCTGATGATGCTCAAAGGCAAGAAGCTGAAAAACGAGCAATGCAAAAACGTGAAGATATTCAAGAAGCAGTAATGAAAAGACAGGGCAGAACAAGAAGGTCTTTGTTTTCTTCTGGTCGTGGTGGATTTTTAGGTAGGTTCGACTAATGGATAAAATAGCTAGTCAGTACATTCAGAGTTATCAAAAAGCTAAAGCTTTTCGAGAAAACTGGGTTCCTCTTTTTGAAGAGTGCTATGAGTATGCTTTACCTCAGAGAGAGTCTTTTTATTATGAAGAGGCTGGTCAGCGTAGAGATGAAAAGATATTTGATGAAACTGCTGTAGTTGGAACACAAGAGTTTGCTAGTAGGTTGCAATCTGGAATAGTTCCAAACTTTGCTCGATGGGCAGACCTTACCGCAGGGAGTGAGGTTCCTGTAGAACAGCGCGAAGAAGTTGATAATGTTCTTGATGAAGTTACAGAGTATGTATTTGAAGTTTTGAATAACTCAAATTTCAGCCAAGAAGTCCATGAGTCATTTATGGATTTGGCTGTTGGGACTGGTATTTTGTGCGTTGAGGAAGGTGACTCACTTAATCCAATTACTTTTAGCGCAATCCCCTTACCCCATGTTGTACTTGATACTGGTCCTGATGATAGAATAGATCATGTTTATAGAGAGCGTAAAAAGGTAAAGTTTGATCATTTACCTATTATGTATCCTGATGGAAACTTTGATCAGCGTGTTTTATCACTAATGGGAGGAGACAGAGAGACTACTGTTCTTGAACTTGTTTGCAGAGATTATTCCAAAAAGAACCAAGAAGCTTACTTACATTTTGCAATATGCATGACAACAAAGACTTTGTTACATTCAAAAGAGCTTTCAGGCATTGGGTCAAATCCTTTTATTTGTTTTCGTTGGAATAAGTGTGCTGGTGAGATATATGGTCGAGGACCATTGTTAAATGCTTTGTCAGCAATCAAAACTACAAACTTAACAATAGAATTAATTCTTGAAAATGCTCAGATGTCTATATCTGGAATCTATCAGATGGAAGACGATGGCGTTATAAACCCTGATACAATTAATCTCGTTCCAGGAAGTATTATTCCAAAAGCTATGGGGTCTGCTGGGTTACAACCGATTCAAGCTGCTGGTCGTTTTGATGTAGCTCAACTTGTTTTAAGTGATATGCGCTTAAATATTAAACGTGCGCTTTATAATGATATGCTTGGAAATCCTGATCGAACACCTGCAACCGCAACAGAAGTTGCCGAACGTATGGCTGATTTATCTCGAAGAATGGGTGCTGCTTTTGGTAGGTTGCAAGCAGAACTCGTGCAGCCTGTACTTCAACGAGTAATTTATATTTTGAAGAAGCAAGGCCGCATAGAGGTTCCTACAGTAAACGGAAGAGAAGTTAAAGTAAGATCGGTATCTCCTTTGGCTCAAGCTCAAGCTAATCAGGATATATCTAGTGTTGCAAGATTCTTAGAACTTACTGGTGCTACTTTTGGACCAGAGACTTTGCAGCTTCTAATTGACTCAGAACAAACCGCAATTTTCCTTGCTAAAAAATTTGGTGTGCCAGAAAGCTTGATTCGTGATGAAGAACAGCGTAGACAAATAGCTGCAATAGCGCAGCAAATAGCACAGCAACAAGGAGTACCGATTGGGCAAGAAGAATGACAATACATCTAATCTTGGTATAGATGGTTTTAAAAGATCGTCTGATTCTGATTTAGAAATTAGTCAAGTATTAGCTGAGACATTTAAAACTCCGTCAGGAGAAGCAACACTTAAATATTTGAAATCAATAACAATAGATATGATAAATGGTGCGGCAACATCTAGCGATGAACTACGTCACCATGAAGGTCAAAGATTTATTGTAGGTTTAATACAAGCAAGGATACAACATGCAGCAAGAAACAGAGCAAGCGAGTGATACAGCAGTTGAAGTAGCACAAGCTGATGGTCGTGATTTTGTAACACAAGAAGACGTTGAAAAGGTATCTGAAACTTCTGATCGACCTGAGTGGCTACCAGAGAAATTTAATAGTCCAGAAGATTTAGCAAAGTCTTATAATGAGCTATCTCAAAAACTTGGTAGTAAAGATGAAGATATTAGAAATCAAATAATAGAAGAAATACAAGCAGAGGCTTTTTCTGAAAGACCTGAAAAAGCTGGTGATTATCAATTACCAGAAATGGTTGATGAAGAAATGGCTGTTGATAATGAACTCCTTCAATGGTGGTCAGATCATTCTTTTGAAAATGGTTATAGCCAAGAAGAGTTTCAAAAAGGCATAGAAATGTATGCTCAGGCAATTAATGGAACTGAACCTGATTTAGAAGCTGAGAGTGCTAAACTTGGAGATAGTGCTGAAGATCGTATTCAGGCAGCATCACTTTGGGCAAATAATTTTTTTCCAGAAGAAACTATACCAGCAATAGAGCGTTTATGTGAAACATCTGAAGGTATTGTAGCGTTAGAAGCTATAATGGAAAAAATGAAAGATGGTTCATTTGGTGGAGATACTCAACCTACTGCTGGTTTATCTGAAGCTCAACTTAGAGAAATGATGTCAGACTCTAGGTATCATGGATATAACAAGGACGCAGAATTTGTTAAACAAGTTGATGAAGGCTGGAAACAACTTTACAGAGGTTAAGATTATTCAGAGGGGTCAGTATTATCTGACTCCTTTTCAACCTTATCATATTGATGAAGTTGTAGATAATCTAAGTTCTGAAAATATAGAAGAGCTTGCTTTGCTTGGTTATACGAACATACGCAAAGCAATAACTGATATGTATGAAACATCTGAATGTTATATAGCTAGAAAACAGGGGGAAACTTTTCTTGCTGTTGGTGGTCTTTGGTATCATGATGATCAAGATTGCCCACAAATGTTTGCAATGTTTTCTAATAATATAAAGAGATCGTTTATTGCTGCTGCTCGTGGTTCAAAGATGGTTGTAGATTTTTTTGATAAGACTCAACCAATGATGACTATGACTATTTTGCAAAGTAATGAGCTAATATTAAACTGGGCAGTATGGTTAGGTTTTGATCCTGTAGGTTTTATAGAACAAAGAAATCACAAGTATGTTGAATTTGTGCGTTGCAATCCGAATAAAAATAATGTTAGCGATAAGATATTGCAGCCCGTAATACACTAAGAGGCCCGATAGGATACCCTTGTTGAAGTGATAAAGCGGACACCTGTTAGTAACCGTAACTTCAATAAGGAACTTATAAATGGCTAATACAATAGACACAGCCTTTATCAAACAGTTCGAAACAGAAGTTCACATGGCATATCAGCGTATGGGTTCTAAGCTACGGAACACAGTACGGACTGCTAATGTAACTGGATCAACTGTTAGATTTCAAAAGATTGGTACTGCGGAAGCAACTACTAAATCTCGTAATGGTAATGTAACTCCAATGGAGCTTGCACATACCAATGTAGAAGCAACAATGGCTGACTTCTTCGCTGCTGAGTACATCGATAAACTAGATGAACTCAAAACCAACATCAATGAGCGTCAAGCTGTAGCGCAATCTGCTGCTGCTGCTCTAGGTCGTAAGACTGATAGCTTACTAATTACAGCTATGGATGCTGGTGCTAACTCAACTCAAATTCATGATACAAGTTCTGCTGTTGAAAAAGCAGACTTATTGACTGTATTTGAAACATTTGGAACAGCTAATATTCCAGAGGATGGACAGCGTTATATCGCTATGCACCCAAAAGGTTTTGCTGATCTATTTAATATTAATGAGTTTGCATCATCTGACTTTGTTGGACCTCAAAACTTACCGTTTGCTGGTGGTATGACAATGAAAGAGTTCTTGGGTTTCAAGATTTTTTCAACTGCTGCTGTCGCTGCTGGTAAGAGTATGTGCTATCACACAACTGCTGTTGGCTTGGGTATCAACTCTGATGTTCAAACTGAAGTCAACTATGTTGCTGAGAAAGTATCTCACCTTGCAACATCTATGATGTCTATGGGTGCTGTTGTTATTGATGACAATGGTATCTATGAACTATTAGATAATAAC